TGGACGTTAAACCTCCACGATTAAAGCCGGCTGGGGCAAACCAAACGTCTTTAACAGAATCGCTATAAGCCATTGCTCCCAAAGCGACAACAGAAGGCGGAGCCCACAAAATCTGATTAGTTCTTGTATCTTGAATTTGCACCCATGGGTAATAAGCAGCGCCATAACTTGAATCAATTTTACGATCCTTCATGTCACGTACTGCCTCATCCACAGTTCCTTGATTGGCCATATCAGAGTTCGTATTTTCACCAGTAGGTGTAAAATCTTTTTGAATATCGATAATAGCCAAAGTGTCGGCGCGCTCCTCGGCAACTCTAACCAATCTAGTGGTTAAGTTCGTATTAACAACGCCCGGCATGGCTAGTAAATTACATTCTACACGCTCTGGATCTTTAACAACTTCAATAGCCTTAGTAACTGAATAATAAGCATAGCTATTTTTTTCAGTAGCTGCAGATTGAAGTCCGCGCGTAGTGTTAAACGGTGTTTTCTCTCTAATGTCAAAACCATCAAAACCACCGTAAAGAACTGTCGTAAATTTATCATGGCCCATTGTAGAGGCAGTCAATAAGAAACTACTTCCGCTCTTTGCGGTAATAGAAGCAAGTGGAGATGTTGCTGAGTAATTGGGAGACTCTTGTCGACTGCCGCTAGTATAAAAAACATCACTACCGTTTGTTTCTACAAGGTCGTCCAATGTAAAAACAAATTGACATTCAGCGTTAGTAGATGTTAAATGGAAATCAATAGTATCTCTAGAAGTCTGACCAGCAAGGGTTTTAAGATATTCAGGGACACACGAATCATACCTAATATTACCAGAGCCGGTCTTTGTGGTATCGACACCCCAATAGGCCTTGCTTTGATCAATTATTCCACCATCTGTTCCTGCACCTCTTAACGAGAGTGCAGCAAAACTCAACGAGGCCGTTAATCTTGCTGAGGCGTTGTTTGAAGTCTCATAGCCGCACCAAATTTCTCCTGCTGTTAGTTGCGGTTTCGCTTCTCCAAACGCATTGTTGCCCTCGCCATCCTGTTGATTTTTGCTTCCTGTGGCTTCAAAATCCATATTCGAGCCGGCGCGAACAAAAGTACTAGCTTGCGCGGTACCGCCACTACCACCAATACTACCAGCAGCTCCACTAAAGAAAGTAAATCCTTTATATCTTGGAGGGCCGTAACAGCCAAAAGGAACAAGATCTTTTGCATAAACCGCTTCATTTGTTTTTACACGAACGTATCGTGATTTATTATCATAATTACCGCCAACTTTTAATTGCTTATTGACCTTATCATAGGTAAATTCTTTATCTCCAATTTTGCGTGCAACATAATTTGGAGAAGAGGCGTTTAAGTTGCAACCTGTAAATTTTTCAAGAATTTTTAAGCTTTTATCCGTATCATCAATTGCACGAACTGTAACTGTAAACGTTGCCCAAGATTTGTCACTTTTAGCTGGTCGAATATCTTCAATTGATATCTTAACATTGCTTTGATTCCACTCTGAGCCTTCGTCCAAAGAAACAAATTTGAATAATCTTTTTGCTCTCTGTTGATTAAGTGCATCATAATCAACAGCAGAATTGGAAGTATCTTGAGAGATGATCCAACCAGTTTCAGAAGGAATATGTTCCTTCATTTGTTTGGCATATTCGTTAGTGCCGTCGCCCAATTGCAATAAAAGACCCCAACACTGATTGGCACTAGAACTGGCCTTCCCATCCGGTGTTAGAACATTTTGTACCGATCTATCAAACGACTCGCCCAGCCAATAGTTCGTTGTTGTGCCGGCAGAACTATCATAAATACCGGTGTTAACTAGCTGTGGATTTGTGTTAAAAGTTTTTCGAATATAGTTGTCAGAATCAGGATCAAAACTAAAAGCGGTTTCTACAACCTTTGCATTTGAAGAATCCTTAATGACTGCTTTCCATGTAAATTTATCGACATTTCCTATTAACACCGAACTACCAGAAACATTTATAGGCGCACTACCAGTTTCAGTGCCTCTAATGGCGCCAGAAAGCTGCATATATCCACTATCTAGATACCAAACAGCGGCTAGAGAGCCTGTTGCTCGGACTTGTTCGTCAGTGGTGGCGCCGGTGAAAGTTGTGACGTCGACAATAGAATGTAAGCCATCTAGCGTTGATGCTATGGTGGCAGAGTTTCCTGCTGTGCCACGTTTGGTAATTGTAAGTGTTACTTGTGTGTCTGATGAACCTTGCGCCGCTGTGACACCTTGAACGCCGGCTGTGCCGACACCTGAAGAAGCGAAATCAACGTTAGCACCCGTAGTGCCGTTAATTGCGTGAATGAGTTGGGCAGCAATGTCGGCATCTGAATCTACAGATGTGCCTATCGCGATCATGTTTTCGCCCTCTGCAGGGTCTGTGGTCTCAGATGCATCGAAGAAAATTATCGTTCCTGTGCTAGATTCACCGCCTGCGGCAACTGGGATCGAGATCGTAATTTTAGTATCGTTACCCATACCAGTTGTGTCAAGGGCGTCGACTGCAGTTGCTGATATACCCAACGAAGCAGAAGGCATAACAAACAAGCCATAAGCTCCACCTCCGCTTCCTTGCAGGTTTGTGGTTTGCCAACCGGCGCTACCGTGATTACCAATGACTCCAGAATTTGTGCCTTCATTTGAATCATGATGCGCGCCCAATAAGCGAACAAAAGTCACAGGGTTGTTGTTTCTTAAATAAGCTTGCGCAGCATATGCACCATAAGTAGGTCCATCATAATTGCCGTTTCTCCAAACGTCGTCAACTTCACCACCAGGAATCGGATTACCAAAAATCTCTACGAACTCGGCATACGAATGAACAGTCGTAGGTCTAAATCCTGGTCCTCTTTCTGATCGCCCAATAATAACAGGGCCCATTCTTGCTGGTGTTCTTGGTACCTGTGATCTATCAATCTCGTTGATGAATATTCCAGGTGAAACAAATCTAAATTTTTTAACTGACATCCTATTGAATCTCCTTGTGGCTTGTTTAAAAAATAACTATTTTCTTCTATAAATAGTAATAAGAAATTGCAAAATCCATTACTTTTGCGTAAAATGAGATTTACTAACGCGCCTTTATACTGGTTTAATCGCCTGGGGAGTTTTCTGAACGTTTCACAGCGTATTTTCTTTGCTGTTCGGTTAAGTGTTCATCGATGTCGCCAAACACAATTCGTTCTCTCGGTATTTTTATTTCAACTGGGTTCTCAATTATAACCATCTTTGGTGTTTCTTGATTGTTGTCCTCGCCCAACAAATAGCCTAAGACCTTAATGTCTATTCTTGTTTCATATCTCCGTTCTTCTTCGCCCAATGCTGATAGATTATTATTAGTGGTGAAATTTCCCTGAATAAAGCCCTCATAAAAATGTCCCTTGTTTCTTATCGGGAAATAATTAATTGCACCAGTTTTAGTAACAAACGGAGTTACTAATTCATTCATTTGCTGTTGATACTCTGTGCGTAATGTTATTGAATATGATATATCAATGTAAGTTGGCATTGGTACCGATATCCATTCATAGACAATCTTTTTATTGTTTCTTGGAAAATTAAGTTGTTTTTCTTTTCTATAAGAATCAGCATTAGCAAAATTGGATGTTTTGTCTTGATTTATTCTTCTTGAAACAGTTATGGACCCTCCGCGTTTATTTCTATCTATGTTGCCCCAAAAAACACCTTTTCTATTCATATCTTTTACAACAGACAAGCGCTCAATCGTTATTAAGGGGAGAATTAAAGTGCCGGATCCGTCTCTTATCTCTTTATCCCTTTTAATTTGATATGCTCTTTCGGCCGAAGTCCAAATAACTGGAGTTTTTTTCCAGCCCTTGTTCGTTGTCGCTCTTAAGTCTAAATTTTTAACATAATCAAAAAGCGCTTCGTCAATTAATTCCAAAGTCGATGGAATTATAGGATATTCTTTACGTGGCATCAAAAAGCCCTCTTCTGGATTTAATGCAATTTGCTTCTATTTCCATTTTATAGTCTGTTTGGCCAAATAGTTGTCTTGGTTCGTTTAGGGTGACTATTTCATAATGCATATCGCCATATAAAACAAAATCCCCTTCTCGTACGAACAAATCTTGATCTTCAGTTAAGCGTCTCTTGTGAAAATGTACCGCAATAGATGGTCTTCTATCGATTCCCATACTTGTTGTTCCGGTGGTATAACCCTTCCAAACAACCAATACATAAACTCTAATTGGAGGCAAAAAGGTTTTCTTTATCGCCTCTCCATATAAAGAATGAAAATTAGTATGTTGCAGACTTATAGGATAATATAGTACCTGTTGGCCGATGACTCTTTCAATAAGTTCATCATTGACTTGTTTAACAAGATCTCGTTCTTTTTTTCCAACAAACATCGGAGGAGGCGGTTTGCTTGGTTGTGACCATTTGTTACTTGCCATTTTTTATTATCCCACTGCAATAGGCACAGGATAAGGAATTTTACCCTGTACTCCTAATACCGTTTCCGCTATAGCCGCATCTTTTTCTGCTAATTTAGCATATGTAAGTTCATCTAACGTCGTTTTTAATTCTTCTCTTAGTTTTTCTTGCTCTTCCTTTCCTTGAGATACCAAATCAGAACCATTTAAAGTGATAGATTCGCCCGGAATCGGAATTGATCCAAATTTTGATCTAACAAGACCTAGC